GCCAGCAGCCACTGGTCCTTCAGTAACAGCACTTTGAGTAGTTTCTCCAAGGATATCAGCTCCGTTATTAGGTAGGAATGAGAGGTCAACACCTGCCTCTTTCAGTTTAGTAACATAGTTCTGTAGGATCTCACCAGCAGGTGGCATAGCAGATACTACGCTGCTAGGAGCAATGCGATGATCTTCATAAGGAGTATATGGATTCCAACGACGGTAGGAAACATTATACTCTTCTGGATTGTCAGGAGCAGTGCTGAGATTCAACGCAAGAGGATACAGAAGTTGATATGCTACAAATTTCTCTTCTTCTCTAACCTGGGTAAAGTTGCAAATGATGTAGTCGCCTGTCACAAGATGGACAATACGAACGCTGTGATTAATTGTGTCTGACATAATCAAAACATGTTTTCTATAGTATACCAAAGGAAAAGGGGACCGTCAAGTCCCCTTCATTATTATTTAGAACCACTTCTTACGCTTCTGTTTTTCTGGCAGTTCTTTTCTGAGTGAGATTGTCAGCAAACCATCAACAAAGTCTACGCTCTCAACCTCTACATCATCTCCCATCTGCCAGTTGCGTGAGAATGTCCTGTATGAAATTCCTTTATGTTCGTAGTTTCTTTCTTTGTCTTCTGGTGCTTTTCGTGCTGAGACAGTCAGAACATTCCGTTCTGTTTCCACTTCAATATCTTCTCTTGAAAATCCAGCAAGAGCGACCTCCAAAGTGGTTCTGCCATCAGATCCGTTAACGATGTTGTAAGGAGGGTAATTCGTTCCACCTCCTGCAAGAGCTTCCAGTCTGTTGAATGTTTCATTGAACCCGATAGAATACGGCGTATATGTTTCCCAATTAAATGTTACCATTGTCCTTAAAAAGCGACGTGTACATGTGACCCGTTAGGCATCACACATATAATTATATCTCTGAGAACTTTTTTGACAACAGTATATTATTCTGGATTTCCTCACTTTTATTACGGTTAGCACTAACATAATTCATAGTATGTTCGGAGAACATATCAAATGCTAGAGAATACCGTACCTTTCCTGAGTGATTTTCATCCACACTATGCTGCAACCATGAAGGAAATAGCACCATTGATCCTGGATGATTTTCATATCTAAACATCCCATGATATAAACTGAATAATGGTATCCAGTAGTCAGTAGTGGTGTTGTTTTCGGTTAGCGATAAGTTTCCACTTAGAAATGTATTCTCGTGAAGTGAGTGAGAGTGTATTTTTAATCCCTGCCCTGGGTCTAGTCTTACCACCCAACCACGAATCCAAACTTTATCTTTATCGTAAGTTTCAACTCCGATAGAGTTTGTGTATTTGAGATATGCTTCCCATATCGTTTCGGACAATTGGGTTACCCAAGGACTAGTCCATGAAAATACGTTGTATGTTTTCCATTCGTCTCCATCATAGTATCCGAGTTTACGATCTTCAATCTCAGATATGATTTGATGTGGCAAATCTCCCTGGACTCTATGAGAGTACAGAGAGACATCTACTCTAGGAGCGAATGGTGTATTTGGTTCCCACGTTTTCCATCTATGTAAATTTGGATCGCAATCTCGTTGTTTAATTACGAGATCATTAATATTGTTTTGCAATTACTCTTCAGCAGTTTTCTTCCTACCAATATTATACTTGCTTTCTAGAGTCCAATCGTTTTTGTCTTTGAATGCAAGCACTTTAATTTGATTTAGTGGCGCAAGATTTTCTACTTTATCAGGAGAAACAATGCTGATGAGTCCCCAATCAGAAAGTAGTTGAGCAATTCTATTCCTTCTTTGAAGATCATTCAAAGAAAAATTAGTATGCTTACCATCAAGAGCAAACAACTCTTTAAAGTGTACAATATAATACTTGCCTTGCTTATGCAAGATATGGCATGACTGATAGATCTTCCTCTCTTTACGAGATGCCACACCGATTCTGGTTAGCGTTTCTCTCACTTTGAGGAAGTCATCTGGTTCCTTGAGAACCACTTCAACCATGTCAGTTTGCTTCCACTGGATCTCAGTTTCACCGCTCATCTTTTTCCACCTTTATTCAATGCCTTTGTAATATGATCTAGTTGATCCTTGGTAAGAATCCTGAGAGCTTGGAGTGCTTTATCGTCATTATAACCATAATACTCTTTGACTACTTCAAGATAATCAATAGAATCTTTGCGAGCCCAGGGAGAGAAACGCTTCCTAGGTTTCACACTATTTATAAAAAAGTCATATTGCATCTTCTTTGGTAGATGCGGATTCTTGTTCATTTCATTAGCATACAATACCGTATCAGTGAAAGAACTGAGGCACCTGTTAATAATGTAAGCAGGATACCCTCGCTCAGCATCAGCATCATCATCTAGAATACTCTTTTTAGATTGGTTGATTGAGTACAGGTAGTCTTTTAGTTGGTACGTCATTCCAGTGTCTAATCACTCCACTAATAATAAAAAGGTTGGTAACCAAGTAAGAAATAAAAATAAGGGTGCGTATGCCAGCAACAATATCTGCTTCTCTGTCATCTCGTCCATCTTTTTGCCCCAATGCTTTTGCCCAAATACGCCACACTATCCTACATCCTTCTTCATTAAATTCATTGCCAATACTTTTCTCTGCGATGCAGTTGCAGGAACTTTATGATCTAGAATTCCTGGGAACAGAACCAAAGTTCCAGACTTAGGATTAATCCTAATACTATTCTCTACAATCACAGGTGCAGATTGATCGTCCATACCAGCATAGTATACGGCAGACCAATCTGTGGGATAATGGGTATGTTTTGCTGCCCAGTTTCCCTTCTCATATTCCATCACCCACATCTGTATACATTGATGCTTTACAAATACACCATAGTGTTCTGCAATTTTTTTATCGCAAGTGTCAACCAAAAAAGTAATGACATCATCAAACATATCAGTTTCCTGATGAGTGAGGAAACTACTTCTCCATGCTTTAACATTGCTGGGATAATGAGAACCGTTTTGCTTTCGGTACTCAGAAATCATCCCAACAACATTAAAAGGATCTCCGATCTCCATAACGAAAATCGGAATATCCTTCTTAACAATAATAGTACCATCAATACTGCCCTCTGAAGCAACTAAACGTCTTGCAGTTGCTTCAGACATTTTATCACGATCATACTGTATCATTAAAGTTTAGCGGTAACTCCAATAACTTTTGCATTCGGGTTGCGAGCAAGGGCAACTTGCCTTGCTTCCTGGTAGTCACGAGCATAGACTTCTTCTTTGAAGACGTGACCTGCAACGTAGAGGGTGACTTCACACTTCATAATTGAAAAGGACTAGTTCCTTGCGAGACGCTTGATCTGTATTATAACTCCCCACGGAGCGCATGGTGTAAGTGTGTGCAAATTCTGCTACTGTCCACCCCTGGAACCTCTCACGTATGAGTTGAGACGAATTATAAGATATAAGTTGAGGACCAATAAACCGATCACAAAGGGAAGCAAACCCATCGTGGTCAAATGATTTGTGCATATTACCTTTCCTTCCGTATAGGTTAGATCCAATTTCATAGGGCGGATCAAGGTAGGTGAAGACAGATCTATCGTCTGTAAGGAGCTTTTGGTAGCTAGCATTGGTGATCTTCCAATTCTGAATCAGTTGCGTATATGCTGGAAGTTTATCTATCCCTCGCATTGAGAAGTTTGAATCAGATGCCTGGGCACTAAAGGATGAGGACTCAGAGAGACCAGAAAAAGAGCACTTGTTAATAACGTAAAAAGCAGTAGCACGATATAGAGCGGGTTGATCATAATCATTCACAACAGTTTTTGCTTCTTGAAATAGTCCACGTGCAGACCCTTGATCTGGATACCTTGACTTCAGTTCTTGAAGACGTTTATGCAATTTGTATCCATCATCCTGGAGAGTCTTCCAGAAATTAGCAAGAGGTTCATACAAATCATTGACCCAAATATTCAGTCTGGGATAACGCTTACTAACCTCAAGGGCAACGCTACCGCCGCCCAAGAATGGTTCACGATACTCTGTTGCCAGGGAAAGGTCTGGGAGGAACTGGAACAGGTTTGCTAGTGCCCTGCTTTTGCCCCCTGGGTAGCGGAGCGGTGTCTTCAGTGATTTCAAAGTTTGGGGCATTGTACTTAAGATACTCAAAGAACGTCATTTTTAACTCCTTTTGGGTCATGCCACAATGTTTTGCTGCAGCAGGTAGATTCATTGTAGCATGAAAAAGTGCTTCGTGGGCTTCTTTCACATTTTGTGGAGTTGTCTTGGTCACTTGAACTCGCAACTCATCATAATTTCTGTTAGACATGCTAGTAAATTAACTTCTTGGTCTGGAACAATAGGAATACTGTTCATATACTTAGCGATGATAAGAACCGCTTCAGGAATAGATGCTGGTTTGAGAACTCCATACAAACTATCATAGATCTTACGCATCACCATCGTGGGATCATTGTCCATATGCTGAACAACCCAAGACTTCACGTTCGTAAACTCTTTCTTCTTTAAAGAAGAAAGTAGAGTGTCCAGATTAACGTCAGCGACATCAACGAGAATAGCAGAACTAATGCTTCCAGTGGCAGCATAACGCTGGCACTCGTTAATAAGGCGACGCCAGTCAGGATAATAACGTTTGACCAGTTTAGCAAGAACCTTATCTTCATACTCTACATTCTCATGCGTCAGAATAGATTTGAGACGGGTGAAGAATTCTCCTTGCAGTTGAACTGCCTGCTCAGGTTTGATCCTGAAGTCAACAACCGTGCAGCGGGAGTGCAGCGGTTCAATGATCTTGTTAATGAAGTTGCAGGTGAAGATGAAACGACAGTTGCCATGGAACTCCTCTACAGCGGTTCTGAGGGACAGCTGGACATCGTTGGTGGTGTTGTCTGCCTCATCAATGATGACGACCTTGTGGGACGCCCCAGAGGTCAGGGAGACCGTTGTGGCGAACTGCCTGACCCGATTACGCACCGTGTCTAGGAAACGCCCCTCGTCGGACCCGTTGATAACGATGTAGGACGCACCGATCTCCTCACACATCGCCTTGGCAATGGTGGTCTTACCGACGCCAGCAGTGCCCGTCAGCAGCAGGTTGGGGAGTTCCCCCTGGTTGACAAAACCCTGGAACACCTCTTTGGTGCTCGCAGGGAGAATGCAATCTTCAACAATATTAGGACGGTATTTCTCAACCCAGAGAAATTCTTTACTCATTACGAAATCCAATCAGGTTTACGTTCGGGGATACGAATGTAATTATCGCACACCCAAGGTTTAGATGCAATGTACATCTTGTACGCATCAAAGGTAGAAATGCTCATGTCATGCTTGAACTCATCAGGCATTGCTCTCACAAAAGGAGTTGGTTCTTTTCCAGATCTACCAGCTGGATCTGCCATGGGAAATATTTTATGAGCATGTGCCAGTGTTGGCAAACAACTATGAATTTTTTGATACCGTTCACTATACTCTTCACACAAAGCAAGACCATGTTGAATTAACCAACGCCAATTTAGGACAAACTTTCCTGCCCAAATTGTGCATGGATGATTGCGAAAAGCACCCTTAGCAGTTTTGTATGGTTGACCATCAGCACGAGGGAGAGTTCCAAAATCATGTCCCCACTCTTTAGATGCCACAATTGAAAGCATTTGACAGCATTCCAAAGGCATCTTTACAATGTGCTTGTCTGGTAAAACTCTAGCGCATACTCTAGGGTCTGGATCGGTAACAAAAATATTCATTCCAAAGGTCTCTTAAAGGACTTGCTGATAATGTCCTCTGCATTGAACATCATCTGCATGTACTCTACACCCTTTTTTGGTTTTGTGTGATCACCACATGTAAAGATATCACAAACCGCCATGCCTTTCTCTGGCCAGGTGTGAATACTAATATGACTCTCTGCTAGCATTGCCACGCAAGTTACACCTTGAGGATCAAACTTGTGGGAATGAAGTGCCAGGAGAGTAGACTGGCACTTTACTGATGCTTGATAAACGACATCCCTTACAAACTGTTCGTCATCTAAAAATGACTTGTTACACTCCTTGAGTGTAAAGAGGATGTGTTTCATCAGGGTTCAAGGGCAACGTAGTAGGTGAGATCAAGGGACTGGTTTGTCCATTCCGAGATAAGGTGCTTGGAGACTTTGACAACATAGTCACCAGGGAGAACACGGATGTTATCAATTTTGACATCAAGACTATAGGTGCCAGTACAACAACCTGCCACGGTGAGATCGTAAGTATTGCTGGTATCATTCTCTTTGTCTCTGAGAATAAGTTTGATAGTATCTAGTCCTTCTTCAGACTGGAAGGTAAGGTCGGGAAGACCATAAACAGCAGATGCTTTTTGCAATGCAATCAGATCATCTCCAGTCAGATTGAACTGAAGATCAGCACCAGGAAACTTTACGTTCTTTTCTGGAGCACCTTTGAGCGTAATTTCTGGATCAGAAAAATAATAGCGAGCAGACTGACGACCGCCACGGATGTTGACAAAACTTTCGTTGTCAAACTCAAGCTGAGGGTCGCTAAACAGAGAGATCCCAGAAAGGAACTGACTAAGATCATAGATAGCGAAGTCAGTTGGAAATACTTCCTC